CTGGCTTTTCGCGAGCCGTCTAAGAGAATCACGAAGAACAATAAGACTACGCAGACGGGCGAGGCTCTTAATACGGTAATAAACTGGAAGAACACCACCAACAACGCATACGACGGAGAGAAGCTGCACATCCTATATCTAGACGAAGCTGGCAAGTGGGAGAAACCCACAGACATCAGAGACGCTTGGAGGATACAGAGAACATGTTTGATCGTTGGTAGGAGAATAGTTGGTAAGGCCATGGTTGGTAGTACTGTAAACCCCATGGACAAAGGGGGTAAAGAGTACAAAGACCTTTGGAGAGACTCAGACCCTGACGAAAGAAACAAAAATGGCAGGACCAGAAGTGGATTGTATAGACTATTCATACCTGCCTACGACTCTCTAGAAGGATTCTTTGACAAGCACGGAAGAGCCGTGCACTCTGATCCCGAAGAAGTTGTCACAGGCATAGACGGTGAGGATATTGTTTTTGGTGCAAAGACGTTTTTAAAAAACGAAAGAGACAACCTAAAGAACGATGCCTCAGAGCTCAACGAAGTTGTAAGGCAGTTTCCGTTTACAGAGGATGAGGCCTTTCGGGACAGCATTGACGGCAGTCTATTTAACGTAGGTCACATCTATGAGCAAATTCAGTACAATGATGAGTTGTTCCCGAACCCTGTGGTTACAGGAAACTTTGTTTGGAAAGACGGGGTTCAGGATACCGAGGTCGTATTTAAGCCTGATGCACAGGGTAGATTTAGGATAGCCTGGATGCCACCTGTGGAGATGAGGAATCAAAAAAAGTTTGATAGAAGAAAACGCATTGCGCCTAATGCAGAGCTGGGGGTAGGCGGGGTTGACTCTTACGACCTTGACGCCACCGTCGATGGACGGGGGTCTAAGGGTGCGCTACATCTGTACAACAAGTTTCACATGGAGCATCCCGCTAACATGTTTGTTTTAGAGTATGCGTCCCGCCCACCTTTGGCCAAGATATTTTATGAAGACTGTTTGATGGCTGCCGTGTTTTACGGTTATCCGTTGTTGATTGAGAACAACAAGTATGGTATCGCAAGATACTTTGAATCAAGAGGTTATGATGGTTATCTTATGGATAGGCCCCGTCACCTCATGAGTGCTAACGCCAAGGTAAACGTCAAGACTAAAGGCATCCCATCTAACTCACAGGATGTGATACAGGCTCACGCTCATGCCATAGAAGACTACATACACAATAACGTGGGGATCAACAGAGAGAATGGAGAGTACGGAAAAATGTATTTCAACAGGACTCTTGAGGATTGGATTGGATTTAAAATCAATGACCGAACCAAGTTTGACTTGACGATTAGTTCTGGTCTATGTCTTCTTGCAGCACAAAAGGTTAAGATCAAGAAAAAGGAATCTAACCTTGATGAGAAGCGCTTTTTCCGCCGATATAAGGTACGCGGATGATTTCCTATATTTGCATTAAATCAGCTGTAAATGTACAACAAACAGAACTCTAAGTCTGGTTTCCCAGATCCTCTTGCTAGCTCCATAGAGAAACAGGACAAGAGTTACGGGCTTCAGTATGCGAAAGCTATTGAGGGGCAGTGGGGAAAAATGACCGACAAGAGTTCTTTGTACGGGAGTAGAAACGAGATATTCAATAGGAATAGACACTACGCCAACGGCACTCAAGATACTACTATATACAAGAAGCTTTTGACTTCTTTGAATCCGAATGACGGGGAGGGTAGTTTGTTGAACTTGGATTTTACCCCAGTTCCTATTCTTCCAAAGTTTGTTCGTATTGTAGTGAACAAGATCTTGTCTCGCAATCCCTACCCCAACCTTGAGGCTGTGGACCCCCTGTCTTCTTCAGAGAAGAACAAAGAGAAGCAGAGACTTAGGACTCAGGTGGCTATAAAAAAAGATCTCCAAGATCTAAAAGAACAAACTGGTGGACTGGTACTGGATGTAGACCCTGACCAGCTTCCTGACTCACTGGAGGAGGCAGATATCTTTTTGGAAACAAACATCAAGACTGATGCCGAGATTGCAGCTCAGGTTGCAACAAATATGACTTTGTCTTGGAATAATTTCAACGATGGCACATACAGGCGTTGCGTTAATGACCTTGCAGCGCTTGGTATGGCTGTCGTCAAAAGAAACAACGATCCGAACTATGGGATAAAGACCGAATATGTCGATCCCAAAATGTTTATCCACGGATATACAGAGGACCCTTTCTTTGAAGACATTGTTTATGCAGGTCACATTAAAGAGATGACAGTCAGTGAGTTAAAAAGACTTGCTGGTAACGAGCTGTCTGATGATGATCTGAAGAAGATTCTTAAAGTTGCTTCTAAAAAATCAGACAAGTATTCTGCTTACAACGATTACAGGAACTATGATTCCAAAAACGACTACAGCGAATACATGGTGCAGGTATTGGACTTTGAGTTTATTTCTGTAGACTGCATGCACTTTGAGGAAAAGGAGAACCGTCACGGCAACGTTGGTTTTTATTATCAGGGCTTTGAGTTTAAGGAGCGCCAGGGTTCTGTTTACGAGCGCACCCCTCATAAGATGGAGATGCAGATGCTCTATGGGGGAACGTACGTGCTTGGTACAAACTACATAGTTAACTATGGGAAGTGCGCCAATGTGCCAAAGAACGTACACGACCTTTCTCGTTGTAGACTGTCTTATTCTCCTGTGGCCACTAACCTTATGGACAACATGCCTAAGTCCATGGTCGATAGCTGCATCGGGTTTGCGGACATGTTGCAGATCACTCACCTTAAGCTTCAGCAGGCCATCGCCAAGGCTAAGCCAGATGGTTTGATCATTGACATTGAAGGGCTAGAAAATGTACAGCTCGGTAAGGGGGGAGATCTTCAGCCACTTGAGCTTCATGATATCTACGAGCAGACGGGTGTCTTTTACTACAGAAGCAAAAACCCAGAGGGTGGTTTCCAAAACCCACCAGTAAGAGAGCTTGGCAATAGCATCAGAAACATCAATGAGTTGATTGGATTGTACAATCACTATCTAAGACTTATCAGAGATACCACGGGTATCAACGAAGCTATGGATGCTAGCTCTCCAAAGGGTGACGCTTTGGTTGGCGTAAGACAGCAAGCTATATCTGCTGGCAACAATGCTATCTATGACATCACCAACTCATCCATGGTGCTGTTTAAAAAGGTGTGTGAAGATATCGTCAAGTGCATACAGATTATACCAGAGGATTCTGTTCTCATGAAGGTATATCAAAATGCCATTGGGGATACAAACATGAAAGTCCTTTCCTCTTTCAGTAATCTACCCATGTACAACTTTGGGGTTCAGGTTCATAAAGAAATGGAGGATGAAGAGAAGCAGTATTTAGAACAAAATATTCAAGTTGCTCTGGCTCAAAAAGAGATCGACCTTGAGGATGCAATAGCTATTAGGGACCTGAAAGATATCAATCAGGCAGAGCGTCTTTTAATTGTCAGGAGAAAAAAGAGGATGAAGCAGCAGCAACAGATTGCTATGCAAAATTCTCAAATGCAATCTCAACAGGCCCAACAAGCTGCCATGTCAGCTAGCCAAGCTAGACAACAAGAAATGCAGATGGAGGCTCAGCTAAAGGCACAAGAGATGCAGATGAAAAATCAGCTTGAAGCTCAGCTGGAGGGAGTAAAGCACGAGTTTAGGAAAGAGATAGAGCTGATCAGAGCTCAGGCCACCCTTGGATTCAAGACTGACGATCAAGAATTTAAAGAGAAGATAGAGGTTTTGAAGGAGGATAGGAAGGACGATAGGGTAGACAAGCAAGCTGCCAAGCAGTCTAAGCTCATCTCACAGAGAAAAGGCAATAGGGGTGAACTGGAAGAAGTTGAAGCAGGATTTGATATAAGTGAAATGTTATAACAATGGCTAGTAAACTAAACTTAGATGTATCAGAGAAGTTAGATATTACCTGTAAGAAGGGTGATACTTTTAACTTAGGTCTGTTGCTCAAAGATTCTGCTGGCACTGCGCTTACTCTTAGCGCATCTGGCTACGAGTTTTTGATGCAGGTTAGAGGTCGTAGGTCTGGCGCAGGCCGATCCCGTTCTTTAATTATTGGCACCGCATCCAAGGGTAAGTCAGCGGTAACTAGTGAGGGGGCAAACAACTTTACTGTAACCATCGACGACAGTGGCAATGCAACCTTTTCTGCTTCAGACACGATTATGGCCAGGATTGCTCCTGGCAGATATGTCTATGACATTCAACAAATAGTTGGTGGTGTGTCCACCACAATCCTTGAGGGGAGGTTTATCGTAAATGACGACATCTCAAACCTTGAGGTGTAATGTCTATTACGGTATCTAATATAGCTGGCAATACGATTAGTGTAAGTGTATCTGGTTCCACCCAGGTTTCATTTGCAACAACAATAAATTCTGTATCTGTCAATCAACCTGCGTCCTCTAGCATTTCTGTGCTGGGCAAGGGTACTAAGGGTGATACGGGTGCTACTGGTGATACTGGAGCGCAGGGGCCTACTGGCCCTACGGGACCTACTGGAGCCACAGGGGCTACAGGGGCCACAGGGGCTACTGGAGCACAGGGACCCACTGGACCACAGGGCCCTGCTGGATCTGATGGTTCATCTCCAAATGCTTTTACTACTATCTCTGTTGCTGGTCAAGACAATGTTGTAGCTGACGCTACCGATGACACCCTGACTATAGCTGCTGGATCTAATGTTACTGTAACAACTAATGCTTCAAGTGACACTATAACTATAGCATCGTCAGATACTAATACTCAATTAAGTACAGAAGAAGTTCAGGATATTGCTGGGCCGCTTGTTGCAACAGGAGGAACAAAGACGAACATTGCTGTCACTTATGATGACGCCAACGGAAATATGGATTTCGTTGTTGCTTCAGATTTAAACACCACAGGTAATGCTGGGACAGCTACAGCACTTGAAACACCAAGAGCAATCAACGGGGTGAACTTTGACGGCACTGCTGCTATTACGGTAACTGCTGCTGGTTCTACGCTATCTGATACAGTTCCTGTTTCAAAGGGGGGTACGGGAGCCACCACATTTACAAGTGGTCAAATTTTAAGAGGTAACGGCACAAGTGCTTTGACTGCAGATAACAATCTTAGCTTTGATGGTAGTAATTTTATTGTTGCCTCTTCAACTAGTGCTAAACCTGCAGTATTTATATCAAATTCTAATTCTGATGCTGAAGCCCCCTCACTTATATTCGATAGAACATCTACAGCTGGGGCAGACAATGACGATATTGGTAAAATAAGCTTTGACGCTGAAGATGATACTGGAAACGGTCCACATACGTATGGTCAAATACTAGGCGAAATAAGCGACGCTAGTGATGGTGCTGAGGAAGGTAAGCTAACAATTAGTGTGGCAAGTCATGACAGCGAGTTGCAACCTGGTTTAATTATTCTTAGCGGCAACGTTGAAGATGAGGTAGATGTTACGATTGCCAATGGGATAGGATCTGTAACTACTGTACGCGGTGCTCTTTCTGTAGCAGATTCTATTGTTGTTAATGGTTCTTATAGAATTGGAGGTCACGACATTAATGATATAGATCTAGCTGGTGAATTTGTAGACTCTGATGAGCACCTGATGACATCAGCAGCCATCAATGATCGCATTGCGGCAGTTGGTGGTGGTTCTGATGGCTGGCATGGTTCAACGACAAGAGTTAAGCTGCTGCCAAGAGACTTTATTGCTGATGATGGTGGCAGACCTTTGATGATAGATGATACTGGCAGTGGTTCTAACAACTTTTTTTTAGAATCAAATTCTTCTAACACCACATACGCTTCTATAGAAATACCAACAGGCTATAAGGCAACGCACGTTAAAGTAAATGGCTCTGCTACAGATGCTATTGAAGTCTTTGAGATGCAAATTGACTCTAAGACAGGGGTAAGCAAGGGCACTGGCAATGTAGGGACAGAGATTGATATAACAGATGTCACCAGCAGTACAACCAATTACTTGCTGATAAATGTAGATAATGCCTCTGGCAACGAGATTCACGGTGGTTACGTAACAATAGCAGCAGTATAAGATGTCACTAAATACAAGAAAGCACGAGCCAATACACTCTAAAACTGGGGATGACTTAGCGCGTATCAAGGCAAACTTTGACAACGGAAAACACCTTGAAGTTTTAGATTTTGGTCCAGAGGCTGCAATGATCTACCAGATACAAAAGATGCAAGAGGAGCTGGATTACCTCAGAACCGAGATTGCACTAAACAAAGCTAAGACTGGGATTACGTCTAGTCAGGCAAGTGCCATCACAGCCAACACAGCTAAAACCAGCATGACCTTAGGCACAACATCGTCTACCGCTCTGGCAGGTGATACCAAGCTGGTGGGCATCGGATCAAATACCACGCTATCTTTTGGGGATTTGACTGAGTCCAGAGGAACGTATTCGATAACGTTGACAGCAACCACTGGTCGAGTCTCAAAGTCGATAACTTTGACACTTACGTAATTACTATATTTGTATTGTGAGCAAAGAGGGTATGAGAAACAGGATCAAGCGCATGCTGAAAAAGCATGGGCTAGCTGGTGTCAACAAGCCAAAGCGTACACCTAGCCATCCTAAAAAGTCACACATCGTCCTTGCCAAAGAGGGAGATAGGGTAAAACTTATCCGCTACGGTCAACAAGGTGCTAAGACAGCGGGGAAACCTAAAGCGGGTGAGAGTGATCGGATGAAAAAAAAGAGAGCTAGCTTCAAGGCTAGACATAGACGCAATATTGCTAAGGGTAAAATGAGTGCAGCTTTCTGGGCTAACAAATCAAAGTGGTAATGAAAACTATCAAGGCAAAAAAGGGTGCAAAGTTTTCTGTCACCAACAAGACCATGTCTATAGACCCCCCGAAAGGTTTTCACTGGATGGAGGAAAGTGGCAGGTACTACTTAATGAAGGGAGAATACAAGCCTCACCCAGGTGCTGTTGCGAAAGCAAAGTTTAAAATGGCTGACCACCCAAAAAAGAAGTGATGGCAAAGAACCCAGCACAACAAGCCGCTATTGCCATCGCCATGAAGAAGGCTGGCAAGAAGCCTAAGTCTGCTAAGAAGGGGATGAAGTTCAACCCTAAGTATACTCGTGGTAGCTCTGACGTGGGTAAGAGAAAGCGGCTTATGCAACAGATATCTGATATCTACAAGAAGCACCGAGGCACAAAAGCTAAAAGAGCAAAGAAAGGATTCCCACCCGCCGTAGCAGCTAGACTTAAAAGGCTTATGGCACAAAGAGATAAGATATGAAAGTGATGAAGAAAGGCGGCATGGCTGGATTGTCTGCTGCTCAAAAAGAAGTATATCGCAGAGGCCTTGCCGCGTACATGAGCTCAGGTAACAGGCCCAAAGTTTCTCAACACGCTTGGGCTATGGCTAGAGTAAAGTCAGCGTTCGGAAAACGAGAGGCAGCAAAGATTGCAGCTGGTAAAGGCAAGAAGAAGAAGAAATAAATAATACCTATATTTGCGGAATAACAACTAATACAAATGGCTACAACAACTGCAACTCTTACATTGTCCAGCTCAGACCTCACGGGGGATGCTTTGGCTTTGTCTACAACTGCCACCTTGACTAAGGCTGGTACGCTGACTGGCTTGGACCAAACCACTGGCGTTGGTCGCAAGACTTACACATCAACGAGTATCGCAACCTTGGTTGACAAAGCTGACTATGCAGATGACAAGGCTCACAAGGTCTACATCAGAAATACCAGCACTGTCGCCACAGAGAACATTGCTATCACTGTTGAGTCTCAGCTTCTGGGTAGACTGTACGCTGGAGACTGGGCTTTGCTTCCTTTTAACGGAGACCAAGACATTAAGGTGACTCCTAGTGTTGCGACAGCATTGACTGTTGAGTACTTGGTTATTTTTGAATAATAATGGCTAGCGTAAGAGCAACATTGAGCCTTTCGAGCGCTGGTGTTCTCAGCAGCCCTCTGAATATTTCTGTCAACTCAAACCTTGTTGTTGACTCTGGCTCTTTGATTAGAGCTAAGGTCAAGGGCACGGCAGCTGACACAAATGACTTGGCTATCTACATAGCCAACCAGTGCTCAGAAAGAGCATACCTCTACATCAAGAACCTTGAGACGGAGCTTGAGAACTACATCTACATTCACAACGATACTGACACAGGTCTAGTAGCCAAGATCGGTGGTGGTGAGTTTGCTTTCATCCCTATCAACCCAGACAAAAAGCACGAGGTGTACGCTACAAAGGTTGATACTATGATTGAGTACGGTGTGTTCGGCAACGATGACTCTTCTAACCCATACGGTGGAAGCTAATAACTAACACATGAATTTACACAATCAACTCCCGTCTAACATCTACGTTATTAGCACGGCGACAACCAATCAACTTCCCCCTGCTAAAGGAAAGTTTTTTTCGATCACATGTACTGCAGCAGGCACAGTGTCGGTAAAGGGTGGTGCAGGGTTTGAGCGTTTAGCAGGTAGCGTTACGGGCACGAGTCACATTGACCCATCTACTGGTGTCGCTCACACTGGCAATACAGCTGCTGAGGGGTTTTTTGAAAAAATTTCTTCAGCTGAACTTGATATACCTATGATTGCAGGTCAAACAATTTATGGGCGGTTTGATAGCCTAAAGAGCGACGGCACCTTTACTGGCTTCGCCTATGCTGGATAAATTGAAAACAACTAATTAAATATAATGGATAATCAACCTACCGAAATTGCAGGCATGAAGGTCTTCAGTAACCCTGAGGACCTTGCTGCATCTATGAATCAACAAGCTGCGGAGCCTACTCCACAGCCTGAAGTGCAACCTGAGCCTCAAGTAGAAGCTCAGCCAGAACCTACGCCTGAGCCACAAGCTGAGACGCAGGAAACCCCACAGGTGGAGGCCGCACCACAAGTAGAGGCCGAACCTGTACCACAACAAGAAGCTGAGGAGTTTTCTGAATCTGATTACGAACAAGCTGTTCTCAGCTACATGAGCGAGAGGCTCGGTAGAGAGTTCAACTCGTTTGACGATTTCAGTACTCCACAACAAAAAGCTCTTGATGAGCGCATTGAAACTATTGCTCGTTTCGTAGAAGAGACTGGCAGGTCACCACAAGACTGGTTTGCTTACCAGTCGTTGAATCCTTCCGAGATGGATGATGCAACGGCTATCCGTGTAAGCATGGCAAGTGAGTACCCTGGCCTGTCTCCCGAAGAGCTCAATGTGTTGGTCAATAGCAAATACAAGGTGGACCCTGACCTCAACAGTGAGGAAGAGGTTCGCTTGGCTCAAGTTCAACTCAAGGTTGACGCCCAGAACGCCAGACAAAAGATCGAGGAGCTTCGATCTCAGTACCAGGCACCTGACGTTCAGCAGAGTGAAGACGTAGAGTCTATCGTTGACGAGGCATGGGTCTCTCAGATGTCAAATGAAGTTGATCAAATGACTGGGTTGGAGTTCGACCTGGGCAATGACACAAGCTTCACCTTTGGCCTGGATGAAACATACAAGTCACAACTCAAACAAAAGAATGCTCGTCTTGACGAGTACTTCGATCCCTACATCCGTGATGATGGTAGTTGGGATTACGATATGCTCTCTTCTCACAGAGCCGTCGTTGATAACATCGACTCCATTGTAGCCTCGGCTTACAAGCAAGGACTCGGTGACGGTCAAAAGACACTCGTGAATAGAGCATCTAATGTCCAATCCCAAATGCCTACGGAGTCAGGGGTCAATCAATCAAACCCGTTGGCTGACCAGCTCAAATCATTGATTGGCAGTCAGTCCAACAAACTGACTTTTAAAATCTAAAAACTAAAATACTATGGCTACTTTAGGTACCGATAGAACTGCAGGCACAGGTAACTTGCCTCAGCTTGACCAGGCAGCTTCTG